AAATTGTTCCTAATTCAAGAAATTGAAGATGAACAGTATGAAATTCTCTTTGGAGACGGAATTTTAGGTAAAAAACCTCCTGCAGGAGCAACAGTCACTGTAAGTTACATTGTAACTAATGGCCCTCTTGCAAATGGAGCTTCAAATTTCAGTTTTATCGGTATTTTGAAAGATGACACCGATTTAACTATTACTCAAGGTATTTCTCTTTTAACTACAGTTGATTCTGCTGGAAATGGAGATAATGTTGAAGATATTGCTTCAATCAAATATCTGGCACCCCGTATATACGCTGCACAGTACCGTGCAGTAACAGCAAACGACTATAAGGGTATCATTCCATATGTTTATCCTAACGTCGAGTCTGTGACCGCATATGGAGGGGAAGAACTTGATCCTCCTGAGTATGGAAAGGTCTTTATATCGATTAAACCAAGAAATGGTTCATTCTTATCACAAATTACGAAGGATGACATTTCAACTCAGTTAAAACAATATTCTATTGCAGGAATTAAACCAGAAATCATTGACCTCAAGTATCTTTACGTTGAAGTTGATGCTTCGGTCTATTATAACACTAACGCTGTTGCAGATTCTACAGAATTGAGAACTGCGGTTCTTAAAACTTTAACTACGTATTCTCAATCAACAGATATTAACGCTTTTGGTGGTAGATTCAAATATAGTAAAGTTGTAGGATTAATTGATGATTCTGCAAGAGGTGTTACTTCTAACATCACAAGAATTAAGATGAGAAGGGATATAACACCTGAAATTGATACATTTGCAACATACGAACTTTGTTATGGTAATGGATTCTATCAACAGTGTTCTGGATACGGTGTAAGATCCACTGGATTCACCGTAAGTGGTATTACTGGAACTCTTTATCTTGGTGATGTTCCTATTGAAGATTCAACAACTGGAAAAATAGTATTCTTTAAACTCGAAAACAACTTACCTTTAATCGTTAAAAATGATGCTGGAACAATTGATTATACCAAAGGAGAGATTGTTTTGGATGTGGTAAATATAACAGGTACTTCTTTGGCGAATGGAACCATTCAGATCGAAGGAATTCCACAATCGAATGATATTATTGCTCTGAAAGATCTTTATCTTCAGTTGGATGTTCAACATAGTGACGTTACTGCTATACCAGACGTTGTATCTTCTGGTGAAAATACATCTGCTACTGCATACGTTACTACTTCCAGTTACACAAGCGGAACAAAGTATACAAGATAAATGACCGATATCAAAAAGGTAAAAGTATCTCATATTATTGAGTCGCAAATTCCTGAGTTCTTAAATCAGGAATCACCTTTGTTCGAGGAATTTCTCAAACAGTATTACATTTCACAGGAACATCAATCTGGTGTTGTTGACTTAGCTACTAATCTTTCGGATTACAGACAGATTAGTGCATTTAACTATGAAACATTGGTGCCTGGAGCTCTTTTAACCAAAAGGGTTCTTGCTGGTACTTCTACTATTAATGTTTCTTCTACGACTGGATGGCCAGATAGTTATGGTCTATTAAAAATTGATAATGAGATAATAACATATAAATCTAAAAATGCAACTCAATTTCTTGAGTGTGCAAGAGGATTTAGTGGAATTGATCAAATCTCCAAAGAAGATAATGCTGAGTTTTTAAACTTTGAAATTACAACTGCTGATACTCATGATCTTGGGGCCACTGTATTTAATTTAAGTAATCTATTCTTACAGACATTTTTCACAAGATATAAGACAGAATTTCTTCCTGGCTTTGAGAATAGAACTTTTACTACTGGAACATCAATTACTAATGTTCTAACAAGGGCTAAAGACTTCTACATGTCGAAGGGAACTGATGCTTCGTATCAGATTCTTTTCAAACTTCTTTATGGTGAAGAGATAGAACTTCTCAAACCAATTGAACAAACTATAGCTCCATCATCTAACGTATATTTCCAAACCAAACACATACTTGTTGAGAACCTGTTTGGTGGACAACCTTTAGATTCTATTGGTAATTTCTTATACCAAGATGTAGCTGGTATTGGTACAGTAAGTGCTTCGATCTATAACGTAGAATATAGACCAATTGAAAATAAGGATTTCTATGAAATTTCACTTGACTCTACGTCTTTTGATGGTAATTTTCAAATTCCAGGCAAAACGAAAGCTCTTGAGGCCACACCACAAGGATCAAATTCAATTGTTGTAGATTCTACAGTTGGATTTGGTAAAACTGGAAGTCTTTTAATTAAACCAAGTGAAGGTGCAAACTTCCTTCAGTTATCATATACAGATAAGACTGTTAATCAGTTCCTTGGAGTATCTGGAATTACAACAGATATGTCCTTTGCAGCGGATATATTTGAGAATAAGTTAGCATATGCTTATGCAGGATTTGGACAGACATCATTACTTAATTTTAGACTTGTAAACGTTATTGATACTGTTGATACTACCGATACATCAAATATGATGATTGGTGACAGTATGAAACTGCACTCTTTTGGTAATGATCTTTCAGACAGTCCAGAATTTAATAATTGGATCTATAATATTCCATCAACTCATGATATTTTTACCTTTAGTCAGGTTAACGTAAACACATATAGAATTAATTTATTTGATGCTGTTACTTTTTACATTGACGAACAATTAGAGATATCTGATCAGTATGGAAATAGTACTACTGTTACTATTAAAGATATTGAGTATGGTGCAACAAATATTCAGAAGAAGTTTTCAAATACAATTGTAGTACAGGCTGCTACAATACCTCCAAACACTCCAGTAAAGATTCAGAAGAAGGTTATTAAGGCTTCTCATAATTCTAATTATTTTGTTGGTGTTGGTGACTATCCAGTTGGTATTCAAAACAGTTATCTTGATTTTGATGAGAAAAGTTTCTATGTAACCTCTTCAGGTTTACCTAACTATCCAATATTTGCTACTGACAATAAGGTATGGGTAAAATCCGATTCTGTAGAGGTCACTGACGGGACTGGAACTCCTATTTTAGGTGGTGGATACACATATACCATTAAATCTATTGACCCATCCTCTAATGCACTCCTAAGACACAATTATGTAACAGGAGATAAGATATATTGGGACAATACGACCTATAGTGGAATTCAAACTGGTATTTACTTCGTTACCAGTGTAAACCAGACTGAATTTTTACTTTCATATAGTGGATCTGACGTATTTGCTAAGAAGTATGTTGCTGTAAAGACTAATACTACAGGACAGTACATATACAAGTCTGGTTGGGAGAATAAAACACTTAAAAATCAGAAGATTTTACGTAAGTTTCATGCGGTAAGAGAAAAGAATTATTTTGATGATCCAAATAAGAGAAATATTGATAATAGAGCGATAGGACTCATGGCTAATGGTGTGGAATTATTCCCACCAACAGTTCTTGATGAACAGATCTTCTTTGGTGATATTGAGAATATTGAAGTAACTAATTCTGGTAAAGATTATGATGTTATTACTGGACCACCTCTAATAATAAATGATTCTACTGGATCTGGTGCGGTTGCTCATGCAAATGTTACTGGTTCCTTTAAAGAAGTAAAATTAGTAACGCCAGGTATTGGATATCAGGAAAAACCAAAGATATCAGTAACGGGAGGTAATGGTACTGGTGCTGTATTGGAATCTAACTTTGTTAGAGGAAGAATAATTGCTAATTTTAAGGCAGATGGTACTTCAGTTAACGTTTCTTCTGATACTATTGATTTTGAAGATAGACATAACTTTGAATTGGGTGAAGGAGTAACTTATGACTCAAGAACTAACCCTAATGTTGGTAATATTGTAAGTGGGTCAACATATTACATTAATCCAGTAAGTGACAAAATTGTTAAATTGCATTTGACTCCAGAAGATGCAATTGCTGGAATTAACACTGTTAATATTGGATCTGTTAGTTATGGTTTCCATAGATTAACTACTGTTGCTTCTAAAAACACAATAACCAAGGTTTATGTAAAAGAGCCTGGATCTGGATATTCAAACAAGAAAATTATTGTTCCTGGCAGACCAGTTAATGGTGATACTCAGTCTGGTATTAGTACATCAGACAATTATATCTTTGCACCTAATCATAATTTTGAAAGTGGTGAAATTGTACAGTATCGTACTACTGGAACTGTAATTAATGGATTATCTACTACTACAGAGTATAAGATTGGTAAGATAGACAGTAATAAGTTTAGATTATATGATATTGGAATAGGAACTCAAAAAACTCCTCAAAATTACGATAAAAAGAGATCTCAAACTCTTCGTGGAGTAGGAACTGGTAAACACACCATACAATACCCTCCTATTGTTGTTTCTGTTGAGGCTCTTTCTGGTATTGGTGCTACAACAATTATTAAACCAGTTTTAAGTCCAAGAGTACTTGGAAGCATAGAAAGTGTCTATTTGGAAGACGGTGGTATTGGATATGGATGTACAAATATTCTTGATTTCCATAGAAGACCAGATGTTGGTATTTCTACAGTTGTTTTTCAATCATTATTGAAACCAATCATTATTGATGGTTCTATTGTTGATGTTCAGATACTTGCAGCTGGTAGTGGATATAGAGAAGACTCAGATATCATAGTTTATAGTCCAAAAGGTAGTTTTGCTGATATTCAACCTATTATTGCTAATAATAAAATTACTGGTGTAAAAATACTTGATGGTGGTATAGGGTATGGATCAAGTGATACAACTTTAACCTTACTGAATAGAGGTACTTCTGCAAAGTTCATTGCTGACGTTCGTGAATGGAAAATTAATCAAGTTGACAAGAATGAAGATATTATTAGTAGAGAAGACTCTATTTTAATCAAACCAAGTAATAACCCAGAGTTCCAGTTACAAACTATATCAATGTATCCTCCACAGAAGTTGAGATATCAACTTGGAGATAATCTTGACCCTGGCAATCTGGAATTATCAGCAAATGCTGTCCACTCTCCTATATTGGGATTTGCTTATGATGGAAACCCCATATATGGTCCTTATGGTTATCAATCACCCACTGGAGGTAGTGTTGTAAGACTTAAGGCTGGATATATACTCGATAATACGTCTAAGGTCGGTCTGAGACCGCCTGGGTACTCTCTGGGATCGTTTATCAACGATTATATATTTGATAACTCTGGTGATTTGGATGAATATGGTGGAAGGTACTGTATTACTCCTCAATATCCAGATGGAACGTATGCATATTTCTATAGTATCGATGTTGACTCAAGTGGAGTCGCTGAACCGAAGTATCCATACATTATGGGTCCACAGTTTAAGGATCTTCCAATTGAAGAGAACTTTGTTACCTTCTTCAATCAAGATTCCGATCTTATTGCTAAACAGTTCACAAGAAACATTGGTCCATACTATTTGTCATACGGAAACTCCGATTATGACCTAATTGATAAAGTTGACGATAATTTTAAACAATCATTTGATGTTACTAAGACTAAAACATCTGGTATTTCTTCTGTAACTATTTTTGCAAGAGGAACTGGATATAGAGTTAATGATAGTCTAAAATTAGACAATAGTGGTACTGATGGTACTGGTACTAACATTGTTGTTCAAGAAGTTCTTGGAGAAGAGGTTAATACTCTACAAATTGGTGTAAGTACTTTCGTTAACAACGATTTGATGTTGGAAAACAACAGAATTGTTGCTATAACGACTGTTCCTCATGAAATTGCTAATGGAGAGATAATATATCTTTCAGGAATCTCTACATCACAATTTACTCCATTTAATGGAGCACAAAAGGTTGAAGTTGTAACAAGAGCTGTAGGTTTAGCAACTGATATCGCTAATGTATCAACTACTGGTATAACGACTTATATTGACGTAACTGATACAAGAGGAATCGGTGTAAATGACATTATTGGTATCGGAACCGAAACCATGACTGTTATTGCTGTAGATGAGAAGTTTTCGAGATTAAGAGTCAATAGACAGTATTATGTTGGTATTGCAATAACTCATCCAGCTGGAACTGATAATGTTGTTCTAAAACCAACCAAATTCTCATTTGATTTGGGTAATCAAAATGTTAGTTACCTTTCTTTCCAAAATGATACCGAATATTTCAATCCTACGGAAACAGTTGGTGTTGGATCAACAGGAACTCATTATAGGATAGTTTCTACTGGTCTTGCTACTGCATTAACTGAAACTATTGAAAATAGGTTTGTTCCTGAGAGATCTTTGTGGTTACCTGGCCATAACTACTTTACTGGTCAAAAATTGATTTATAGTGTAGGTGTTGGTGGATCTTCTCTTGTTTGGAGTCCTACAGGAGCTGGTTCTACTTCAGGTATTGGTACTGAATGGTTGGGAGATGAGAGAGAAGTATATGCTGTAAACTTAGGTAAAGATCGTCTTGGATTGTCTACTGTTGGATTCCCATCCGCTTCTGATGCTGTATGGTTCTATAACCTATCATCTGTTGTTGGAATTGCACATTCATTAAGAACTACTTTTCCAAGAGTTAATGCAACTGCAGAAAGGTTCTTTGGTAAGGTAGTTACTAAAACTAATCACAAACTACTAAGTGATGATGTTATTACACTGGATGCCATACCCACAGAATCCGAAGAAGTTGCTTTAAGATATGATCCAGTATTAGCAAAGATTACTACTGCAAAAGTTTCCTTTACTAATGCTGAATTTACTACAGATTTGACTGCCATTGCGATTAACAATGATAGTTTCCAAAATGGTGATAAAGTTGTTTATTATTCCAATGGAAATACCATTGCTGGATTAGTAGATAATGAGACATATTTCATATTGAGAGAAGATCCAATTAACATCAAACTTTGTAAGCATAAGTCTGATGTTGCAGATGCTAAAATTGTTAATATTACATCTGTTGCTTCTGGTACATATTACCTTGCAAGGATTAACCCTGCATTGAACTTTACTACGGGTAATACTATTGAATTTGATGTATCTGATCCAACAGTTGCTGATATGCGATTGGATTTCTTTGAAGATATTGATTTTGTTTCAAGATTGGATGTAAATGGTGATTCTGATTACGGATTTAATATTACAAGAAGTGGTATTCCTGGCACTGCTGCTGCAAAAGTCACTATTAGGTCAACTACAAGTTATCCAAGAAAGAGTTACTATAACTTTACTCCAGTTGTTCCTTCCGATGCGAGAAAGTTATATGGAATTTCCGATAAGGAAGTTATTGGTAGAAATAACATCACATTTAATGAGATAGTTATTAAAACACAACATAAGATTCTTAGGTCAGATGATAAGACATTTACCTTTAATCTAAAGGATAGACCTACAGCACCACAAATGCTTGTTTCAAGAACAGGTGTAAGTACGATAACTTACAGAACTGATTCTCTAACAGCTACTGGTCCTATAGCTTCTACGAAGATTAACTTCCCTGGCAAAGGATATCGTATTTTACCAAAAGTAATTGGATTTGCAAGTAGTGAAGGTAAAGATGGTGTAGTTAAAGTATATTCTACAGATATTGGTGAAGTTGATAATTTAGATAGAGTTAAAGATGGATTTGATTATCCAACTGATCCTACTCTATTACCTTTCTTAAGTGTTCCTGCTATTGTTGATGTTAACGGAATTGCAAGAATTGATACTGTTGATGTACTTTCTGGTGGTAGAAATTATACACAACCACCAACTCTTACTGTTCGTGGTAATAGCAATGTTAAGATAGCTGCTCATGTTGCTGGTGGTGCAGTTGATAGTGTAGAAGTTGTTCAAAATGCTTTTGAATTTAACGAACCACTAAGCATCATTACTACAAAGAACTCTAATGGATACGATATAGATGCTATAACACATTCTGGTACTGATGTTACTATAGAATTACTTCTTGATCCACAGTTTAATAAACCAATTACTTCTGGGTTTGCTTCAACTGATGTTACCTTCCCATTTAAGATTGGTGATATGGTATTTGTTGAAGGATGTAGAATTAAACCAGATTCACAATCTGCTGGAGAATTTAACTTCAACTCTGAAGTTTATGATTATAATTTCTTCCCTGTAACGGGTATTAACAGTACAAATTATACTGTTACTTACAGTATGGCCGATGTTGCTGGAATTTCTACTGTAACTCTTGGTTCTTATGATGATGACTTTACTTTAGGTTATATCGTTAATTACAAAGATATGGCCAAGTTTGATATGAAACTTATCGACGATGGTAAGTATGTTTCTGGTGAAAGGGTCACATCCACTAAGTTTGAAGGTTATGTAACAGAAAATGGTTATGATCCTCGATTGAATCAACTTAGATTGAGAGATACTTCTGGTATATTGAGAGCTGGAGATACATTAGTTGGAGAGGTTTCTGAATTAGAAGGAAATGTTAGAGATGTAAACAGATTTACAGTTAAAACAAAACTTGGAGTTACCAGAAATAAGGTCTCTAAGAATGACATGAATTATGGTATTCTTAATGATTTCAGTCAAAGAATATCTGATAATTTCTACTATCAAAAATTCTCTTATTCTATTAAGAGTAATCTTCCATATGACAAGTGGAAAGAGTCTGTAAGATCTATTCTCCATCCATCAGGATTCCTTGAGTTCTCAGATCTTAAGATTGAAAGTAATTCCAAGAAAGATGCTGATACACTTAACTTAGTTAGTGTTGGAATTGCTAAGTCTAATAATATGAAAGTTAGACCAGTTGACACTAAAGTTGACTTACTTATCAACATTGATAATGATATCTTCATGGGTAACAAACAGAATTTCTGTATGGTTACTGAAGATGATCAACATCCTGACGGATCTGTTCAACGTATCTTCTTCCCAGAAGGAAGACCAATTAAGAGTTATATTCTCAACAAGACTAATAAGGTTCTTAAAATAGATGATATCTCTGGTTCTTTTGATGGAAAACATGACAGAACTGGTACTTTAGTTGGTAATACTAAATTCCCATTAACTTCCGACACCAAACCAGTATTTAAAAAGACATTTGATTCGTCTGATTCGAGTATTGTTAATATATCAAATAACAGTATTAAAATTATTGGTCATAACTTCCAATCTGGACAAGAATTAATTTATGATAAACAAGGTGGTGATGGTGTTGGTATTGCTACGACTTCACATATAGCTGGAACAAAAGACATTGTTATGTCTGTTGCTCACTCTGGTTATGGTGGTAGTGCAATGTATGAGAATGGTTATAATAACCAGATACCTGGCCCAGTTACAGGTGTAAGTACAACTGCTAACCCAATTGTAGTCTATAAGATATTTGGATTTGGTAGTCCAGATGGTGGTTTGCCTGGAATTTCAACAAGAGGTACTAATGCAAGGTTCCAAGTCAAGATTGATTATAATCAGTCCACAGGACAACCAATTTCTACTGCTGTTACTCTGATATCAGGTGGTGGTGGATACTTTGTTGGTGATAATGTAAGTATTGCTGGAACATATCTTGGTGGTGCAACTTCTGCTAACAATTTAACTTTCCCAGTAACAGCTGTTACAGGTACAAGAGTTGGTATATTAACAACATATTCTAATGTTCCATCTACAAATGATGGTGCTGGAACTGGTGCGAGATTTGATGTTTGGAGAGATACTAATTTAGACATCTCTCGAATCGATGTTGTTGCTGGTGGATCTGGATATGCTACTACAAATACAATTTCTATTGCTGGAACTTATATTGGTGGTGCTACTCCAGCAGATAACATTTCTGTAACACCTATAGAACTTGGTGGAACATCTATTCCAGAAAGAGTCTTTATACAGAAGATTGATGACACCACATTTAGGTTGTCTGGTTTATCTACTGCATTGCCTCTTGATTTCACTGGATTGGGAACAGGAACTCATGTTCTTAAGTATGCAGAACCAAATTTGAATGCTTTGATCATGATAGATAACATTATTCAGACTCCTATTAAGAATAAGAAGTTATCAGTTGGAATTGGATCACAAATCTCTAAAGGAGATCAAGGAATTATTATATCATCTGGAATTGGATCATTATCTCAAGGAGATATCATCAAGATTGATGAAGAACTCCTTAAGGTCAAATCCATTGGTGACACTACATTTGTTAAAACAAGGTATGCAAATGCCGAAAATACAGTCGATAATAATTTCTATTATGACACGAAGAGAATGAACTCCTCAGTTGTTCGTATGGGATCAACATTAGCGACTCACGATGATAACCCTCCATATTAACTATAAATAAAGAAAAACCAGTAGATAGTAATGGCACGACAAGGTATAAACACTGGATCTGCTCCGAATGACGGCACGGGGGATACCCTACTTGCTGGAACCCTTAAAATTAATTCTAATTTTGAGGACGTTTACACCATCTTTGGAGATGGGACTAATTTGATCAGTTTTGTATCTTATGCCAGTACTGCAGGATATTCAACTAATTGTGGAATTGCAACTACGGCAACTTCTGCTACTGATGCATATGGATTAGCAGGAAATCCCAATATCAACACATCTGGTGTTGTAACTTCAAGTTATGCTGATATTGGTAAGATAACAATTCAACAGCCTGGGGCAATTACGGATGGACCTATTGAGGTTGGTTATGCAACCACCATGTTTAGGATCAAATCTGATGGTATGGTTGGCATTGGAACTTCTCTTCCAACATCACAGTTACAGGTTGCAACATTTTCTAATGAGAGACCAGCAATATGGGGACTTGCTAAAGGCAATGCACATGGATTAAGAATATCATCTAATGAATTAGTAACT